CCGTGGGGCCGGTAGGCCCGGACGCGCCTGTGGATCCCGTCGGGCCCGTAGGGCCAGCAGGGCCAGTATCACCAGGTGCGCCGTTCGAGCCAGATGCGCCCGTTGGACCAGTTGGACCAGTTGGGCCGGTGGCGCCGGTGGCACCGGTAGCACCCGAAGCGCCGGTAGGGCCCGCGGCTCCTGAAGCACCGGTAGCACCGGTAGCTCCAGTCGGGCCTGTGGGACCGGTGGGACCAGTGGGGCCAGGATCACCAGGTGCACCGTTCGAGCCGGACGCACCTGTTGGGCCAGTTGGGCCCATGGCTCCGGTAGCACCCGAAGCGCCGGTAGGGCCCGTGGCTCCTGAAGCACCGGTAGCGCCGGTAGCTCCGGTCGGGCCTGTGGGACCGGTGGGACCAGTGGGGCCAGGATCACCAGGTGCACCGTTCGAGCCGGACGCACCTGTTGGGCCAGTTGGGCCCGTGGCTCCGGTAGCACCCGAAGCGCCAGTAGGGCCCGTTGGACCTGTGGGCCCGGCATCGCCGGGGGTGCCGTTCGCGCCCGCTGGGCCTGTAGGGCCTGTTGGACCTTGTCCTCCAGATGCGCCAGTCGGTCCGGTGGCCCCGGTCGCACCTACGGCACCCGCCGCTCCAGTCGGGCCGGTGGGCCCAGCAGCTCCTGTTGGGCCAGTACTACCCGGTGCGCCCTGTAATTTGCCATGATTGTCCCATTGAGGCAATCCGTTTTTTATAATCCAAGAATACAGATCGTAAGGTGGGTTCTCGCCGACATAGTACATATCGCCAAGGTTGGGCGATGTCACCGCAGCTTCCAGCTGTTCGAATGTATCATATTGCTGCTCGACCTGAATTCCTTTGCCTTGCGGGCCCGTAGGGCCGGTTGCGCCAGTAGGTCCAGGGGCACCTGTGGGACCCGTAGGACCTGTGGAACCGGCAGGGCCGGGAACGATTGACGGTGCGCCTGTTGCACCAGTTGGCCCAGTAGGGCCGGTAGCGCCCGTTGCGCCCGTAGGCCCCGTCGCGCCAGAAGCTCCGGTAGGGCCCTTAGTTCCGGTTGGCCCTGTGGGGCCTGTGCTGCCCATGGGGCCCGTTGGGCCAGTGGGGCCTTGCCTTCCAGACGCTCCGGTCGGGCCAGTAGGCCCAGTCGCACCTGCTGCACCAGTAGCTCCAGGAGAACCCGCAGCTCCAGCAGCGCCTGTGGGGCCCGTTGGGCCAGTGGGCCCTGCAGGTCCGCCGGAAGGGCCTGTAGGGCCTGTAGGGCCCGGCACGCCTGCCGCAAGCACGCCTGTGTCTATATACAAATCTTTGTCGGCGTCCCATGTCAGCCAGGTCTGTTTGGCCGATATCATAGGTTGATGTATAGCGGCGCTTTCTGCGCGGTCAGCCGCTGCCTCCGCCCGATTTGCATTATCGCCGGATATGGAAACCCAGTCAGGCGCAGGAGCTGGAGGCGCAGAGCCAGAGCCACCAAGAGCCCGGCAAGTCACGGTGTTGATGATTTCCGACTTACGTATAACATCATCGAGGTACAGGCGAGCCTCTAACATGCCTGTGCCAGGCACGGCCAGGTCTGCGCTGTTTGGACGCCACACGGTGATTGGGTCCGTGGAATTCACGATTACAGGATACACCTGTCCGTCTGGCCTGCGGAACACCACCGACACAGTGGAGCCAGGCAGTTCTGCAAGCCAGGCGGACACGTCAATGTCCAGTTCTCGGTATTTATTCTCTCCCGTGCGGCCTATCTCTACATAACCCAATGGCGGGTTGCATATGTTGATAATCAATTTGAGCCTCCTATGCTATCAGGCCGTACTTGTTTTTCAGGATCCCTATAAGATTGTTGAGGGCAATGAGGTAATTATTCGCCGTTACTGAGGTGTAGGACATGTTGTTAGAACTAAGCGATAATGTTTGCTTAGTCGCGCCAGAAGCACCAAAAAAACTCAGCGTGCCTCTTGTACCACATATCCTGCTAGTGCCATCTCCGGTATACACCGAATACCATGGGATTGAGCTTGTACCCAAACTATAAGAATAAATACTGGAACTAGCATGTGGCACCAATGCGCGGCTGGTATTCAAATCAACATAGTTTTGGCTGCTCTGATAAAGCCTGTATACTGACAAACTACCCCATTTCAGTGTATAGTTCGTTGTTCCGGATTTCAGCAGGACCTGTCCATCAGTGCCGCCTGTCGGGATGTGGTTTTCAGGAGCATCTGCCCACTTTAGCGCATAGCTTGTTGTGCCGTTTTTTACGAGCATTTGCCCGTCAGTTCCGCCAGCAGGAATCCGCTCGGTCGGAGCATCTACCCACTTAAGTGCGCGAGGAACGGTGCCATTTTTCGCTAGCAGCTGGCCGTTGCTGCCGCCGTCTGGGATATGGTCGACGGGAGTGTCGGTCCATTTAAGGGAATAGTCGGTTGACCCGTCTTTGACGAGCATCTGGCCGCTGTTGCCACCTGATGGAATATAGTTCTTTGGGGCAGCTGACCACTCCACATCGAATGACTCATCAGTGCGTTTGGACAGAAGCTGCCCTTTTGTCCCTCCGGACGGAATGCCCTTCATGTCAGACCACTTCGAAGAAAAGCTCGCATTGCCGTCCTTGGTCAGAACCTGGCCATCCGTTCCGCCGGCCGGCAGAATGGCGTCTGCATTGGGGTTGCCCACCGGATACTCGACGACATACGTACCCGAGTCTTTGACTATGCGAACTCGCTGCCCGGCGGCAAAGACGCAGAACGAATTGCACTTGTAGTGCTTTTCCGACGCGGTCTCCTCGCCGTCGAATATCAGCGTTATGCCATCCTCATAAATCTGGTCAATGGTCGCAAATGAGTACGAGAGATCTTCAGAGGCATTGCCACTCATATCAACACCACCTGTCTGAGAGTGTGCGACATCGTCTGCCCTCCGGAGAGGGTCAGATACCAGCCGGTTTCTTGATAAATCCCACTCAGCTCCGGCCGGCTTATGGCCACTACGTCGCCCACGCCGTGCCCAGGTTCCGCAAGCGTCGTCACTGTGACGGTCTTACTGGCCAGCATGCTCTCAAAGGCGAGATGCTCAGCATAGCGCTGCAGCTCCTCCTGGGACGCGATATTGTCCAACTGCACGATTGTTGGTATGCGCCGCCGTCGGCGCACGGTGGACAACGCCGACATAGGATTGTCGTTGACTGCCGTCGCCGTCATCGGTTCCTCGAGATCCGGATTGGATACCGTGCAGATAAAGACGTTGGGCGCGTCATAGATATCGAGCTCTGACTCGCTGTCGGGCATCAGCACCGACAGCGGCGTCCCATCCGTGTATGTGTGCGCGATACGCTCCGCGCTGGGCTCCTGGCGCGGCTGGAGCACGGCAGTGCCGCGGGCGTCGAACCAGATGTCGTTGTAATTGATCTCGGCCAGCAGAGTATTGATAATGGTCAGGTAGGGTGTACCTATCGCCCAGTCTTCACGGTCGGTAGTGAGGGTCAGGGCGCTCGGCGTCTCCATGACCATGCCTATGCCGGCAGAGACGAGCAGCTGCTTGACCGCGTCGAGGTATTTCGTACCCGCGAACCAGTGCAGCAGCGTCTCGGTTTTGGCCTGCTGCAGCTTGACGCCGCGGTCATAGGCCTCTACGCGGTCGAGATCTACGCCGTAGCCTTTCGAGGACGTTGTGACCGTGCCAGGTACAAACACGCCGATGGGCGTCTCCACGCCGTCGATTATGAGTACCGGCTGCAGCTCATCATTGAGGTAGTCGATCTCGCCGGTGTGGAGAAACACGCCGGCGAGACTGGTTTTTATGGCTGAGTCTGAATCCGCCATGACCGAGGGCGGCGACGACTGCGGGAACGGCAGAAAGCCGCAGCGTACGCCGTCCCGCAAGATATCCACCCGGGCCGAGACATGCCTAATCATAGGTAACCTCCTCGACATAGTTGACGCGCTGTATCGAGAAGCTGAAGGCATCGAAGAAGGGCGAGCTCTGCTTGTCCAAGGCCTCGAGCACGCCGATGGCACAGTTGCCACGCCGGTCTTTGATGCACACCAGAGAGCCTTGGAGCGCCTCCAGCTCGGCTGATTCTGCCGGTGACGCGAACGCGCATTGCACCGACATCGTGGCGGACGTCCACTCAGATATCTCGGCAGAAGGATATTCCGCTCCCGGCAGATACTGATAGTTAACGGTGCGACTCGTGTTGAGCGATGTGCGTCGGTCGGATATATCGGCGTATCGCAGCCGCAGCCACTTCGCGCTGGGCACAGGAGATATGTACACGGTGTCACAGATGGAGCATGCTGTCACGGCGTTGGAGAGGCCATACTGGCCCGTGGCCGTGAACACTCCTCGCACTGTGTAGGTATGGCTGCCGGAGCAGAAATTGTCCGTATAGCTCTGCTCCGTGGTTCTGGCGATGGGGCGTCCATCTCGCAGCACATAGTAGGCGTCATAGCCGCTCGATATCCAGCGCAGGGACACCGCAACGCCGTCGGCTGCTGTCAGGACTACAGGCTCTCCCGCAGAATTGCTTACCTGGGCAGAACATGTTCCCCATTGACTCCACAGGTTGTACTTATTGCACACACGGACCTTTGCCGTATATGTGCCATCCGGCAGGTAGTCGGGCAGCCGCCAGCCCTTGGCCAGGCCGTAAACTATACCGCTGCTTATGTCGGCTACAACAGCCTCCCACGCCTGCTGGTCCGTGGACTGCCAGGATATGCTCGCCCGCGGTGCGCTGCCGCTTGTGACCTGTACCACTGGCGCAGGCGGTGCGGCAACTACAATGATCTCAGCTGTGTCGCTCCAGTCGCCAGCATTTCCATCGGTGTTATATGTGCGTACGCGCCAAAAGACAGAGCCAGAGGTAAAGGTGTTGGCTGGCACTGTGTATTGTGTCGAGGCTCCTGTGACGTGGCCTAACGTTGTCCAGAATCCGTCTCCCGTATGGTACTGTAGATCAGCGGCTGTCTGCGCTGTGCTCGTTCCGATGTTGTGTTCCCAGGAAAACGTGCAGGGAGCCGCACCGTCTACCATAGTGCTTACAGGGGATAACGGTATAGCCTCTGGCAGCACTTCTACAGTGCTCAGTGTGTACCAATCAGATGTGAGCGTCTGGTTCGCATCAGTGACTACTTCAACCTGCCACTCGATCTCATCAGTTAAGAATGTCCCAGGAGGAACCTCGCAGTGTTGAATTGTCCCACAACTAATGCTGTTGGTTGTTCCGGAGCCTTTGGCTCGCCATCGGAATGTCCCGGACTTTTGCCCTATTGATTCCGCACAGCACAATCCGTCGCCTTCTTTAAATACTATATGCCACGAAAAATTTGCTTTGCCGTTCTTTGGAACATATCCACTCGTTGGAGATATGTCCTGAAGTTCGCTCTTAACATCAACATAGTAGGTAAATTCGACATATGGGATTTTTTCACTTGCCGGCGTATACGCAAGAAATGGACTTGTCAAAGGCCGATATATGTATTCATAAACTCTAAGCCCGTTGTTTAGAAAAGCCCTAAGCTCATCTGTATATGGCTCGTATTCACGTGTATCATAATTATAGCGCCACGGATAAAACCACATTCGGAGCCAAGCCTGAGTATCGCTACCAAAATAGGTTTCGCCAGTAAAGGTATATGATCCACTACCGATGGCTGGCATATTGTTGTAAACAACTTTTGAAAATTCTGCATCCTCAACAATTATGTTTCCATTGATGGAAAAATAGTTGTATCCGTCGGGCGGTGGCGCTTCGGTTGTAAATGACGAGTAGATGTTCACGTATGCCGCTTCTTCAAGCTTTTTATATTTGTATTGTTCAGGAACCGGTTCAAATTTGAGGAACAGATATTTGTGGACAGTATCGTCTTTGCTATCCTTTAACGAAACCTTCTGGCTTGTTCTATCATTAACATATACATTGCTCTGAGTGACGTAAACCCAGTCAGAGGCATAGAGTCTAAAGGTCGACATCAATATCCCCCTTTGGCATCATGCGTGTCTTGCGCCTACGGTCGCGAGCGATGCGGGCTATGTCGCTGAGCTCGGAGATTTCCCGCAGGCTCAGTGTGACATAGTACACATCACCGGCGCTGCGGGCCGACTCCTGGGCGCTCTGGATGACGGAGCCGCGCGGCAGGAACACGCGCTCTGGGCCGTTCTCGCCGACCCAGGTGACGCCGCCGGGGAAGTTCCAGTCTCCGGAGGCGTTGTACATGGACTGGAATACTCGCTTGGTCGCGTTGTCTCCTCCGAACAGAGTTCCGCCTATGGCACGCCAGTCCTCTACAGCTCCGGAGAAATCCAGCTTTAGCAGGTTTATTATTGAGGAAACCGCCAATTCAATTACCTTTATACCATCAGCAATGCCAGCGATAACTAACGCAATACCATAGAACACGGGCGAACAGGCCTTAAGTATTTCGCCCAGATTGTCGAATGCCGGGCTTAGCGCGGTGACGAGCTCCAGCAAGGAGCCAAATACGGTCACCAGACCGCTTGCAGCGAAATCCTCCTCTATGCTTTTTATTCCCTCGCTTGTTTTTTCGTAGAACTCCTGTAGTGCGGGTGTAAATTTCAGTGCCATTGCATTTGCTCCAGCGTCGAGTCTTTCTTCTACACGGAGCATTTCATCGTCTAAGCCAGCAAGCGCTTCAAGCTGCACATCTGTAAGGACAGCGCCCACTTTTGAGGCCTCGTCGCAGAGAGCCTGAAAGGCATCCGTGCCCTGAACGATAAGAGGATTGAGGTCCTGTGCCGACCGGCCGAATATCTCCATGGATACCGCGTCACGCTGGGTAACGTTCTCTATTTGGCCCAGAACGTCTATGACCTCCAAGAACACTTCCTGAGCATCACGAAGGCTTCCGTCGGCATTCATAACCTCGATGCCGAGCTGATTCCAGGTTGCTGCAGCCGTCTCTGAACCGCTCTGCACATCGGCCATGCTCTGGATCATCTTGGCCTGGGAGCTGGCCACAGTATCAAAGGACACGCCTATCATGTCGCAGGCGTACTGATACCGCTGCACAGCCTCAGTGGACAGGCCTGTCTGCATGGCTACGTCCTGGATCTCGCCGGCTGCGGCAGCCTGCTCAAGCGTGAGATTCGCAAGCGCCTTTTCGACCTCAACGACTGCAGCCGCGGCGGCGGCGAAGGCGCCGATAAGCAGAGTGAGCTCCCCCCCGAGCGAGACCATGGAATTGAGCGTGCTCGTAGCGCCTTCGGGGAGGTTAATGCCGAGCTTGCCGGTCAGGTCATCCAGAACGTCGCCGAGACCTTTGCCGCTCTCTGTGGTATCAAGCAGCCCGCCGTCGAGCGTATCAAGCCCCTCGTCTAAGTCGGCGAGATCCTCATTGTTTTTTTCCATTGCGTCAGAATTTGCCTTCAGCTCGCGTTCCATCTTCACGAGCTCCGCCTGTGCGTTATTGAGTGAGGTCTGCCAGCGTTTCGTACGGGCATCCGCCTCTCCATAATGCTCTGCGCTGTTCTTTAGCGCAGCCTGCAAAGCTTCAATTTTTTCTTTCTGCGTAAGTATCTGTCTGGAAAGGACATCGCTGCTAGCAGTAAGCGCCTCGACGCTCTTATCATTATTTTTAAACTGTTCAGAGACCAGTTTCATCTCAGAGTTGAGCACCCTGAGCGAGGCGTTTATCTCGGATACCGCCGCCTTATATTCTTTCTCTCCGTCGAGTTCGAATCTGGTCTTGATGGGCTGCGTGGCCACGTTTAACCACCTCCTCCGAGTAAATAGGCTGACAGCGACTTCTGCGGCTTGTCATCGCGATGCAGTGTCCTCCGGGGCGCGGCAGCCTGCAGCAGAGCCGCAACGCGCGCAGGTGTTGCGGTGCGCCAAAAGGACTCCTCGTCGAGCCGGAGGACGCTCATCCAGGCATACAGGTACCAGGCGAAGTCGATACTGCGCGACTCCGGCTCCGCCTGGTCAGTCAGTTTTTTTGGTCGTTCTCCTCTGTGGAGAGCTCTGTGTCGGCAGACATGGCTTTTCCCACCAGCCGCATGACAATCGCCTTGACCTCGTTCATCCGTGCGGGTGCGAGCATGCGCCCGACCTGGCGGGAGGTGTAGCGAGCTTCTATCCCCTGCTCATCAGCGGAATCATTGAGCATGGCCGCGAGGAATTCCATCAGCGACCGGACGCTGGCCTTGCCCGACAGCGCCTCACTGATTTCTCCGTCAAAGGCCTCCTGGACATCGGCCAGGACATTCATGTTGCAGCAGAGCTGAAAGGTGTGACCGTCGAATTCAAACGGCACACGTTCGAGGCGCATATCTATCATGACTGTTAGCCTCCGGTTGTCACGCCGAGAGCCCCGTCGACCCACTTCTTGGCGTTATCGACAGTATCGACGGTCACGACGTCGACCAGGTTTTGCGTGGAGGAGTGGTCTGCCATGAACTCGCCAGTCGTCGTGGGCGTTTGGAATGTAAGGCTGTCGCCCTTTGTCTTGTATACCATAGCTGGAAGGCCGAATATGATGCGACGCACAAACACACAGGTGTATTTGAGCTCGCCGTCTATCATGTCGGGAGCATAGAACGCGCAGCCTACAGCGGAAGGCTCGTCTGCGCCTGTGTAGGCAAGCCCGGTCGCGGCCGGCTGGAGACCGGAAACGGTTATCGAAGAAGCCTTTGCTCCGAACATCATTTTCTGGGCTTCAGCTGGTATGTATTTGGTCGCGACACTCATAGTACCGCCGGTGATGAGCTTCATATATTCAGCCAGCACGCCCTCAGCATAGAGGCGGCCCTCGGCATATTTGAACTGCAGGTTCACATCCATGGCGTCACCGATGGTGGTGACGTCTGAGTATGAGATGGTCTCGCTTGTATTTTTGTACTTGCCGATTTTGATATATCGCAGGTCAAATGCAGGCATTATATCAGTCCTTTCTCGTGCAATATCGTGTTTGCCGCGTCCTCACAGGCGCGGATCATCTTAGGGGTGGCAGACAGTATGGCGGCGTTCCAGAAGTGCGAGCCGGGAATGTAGCCGTAGGCCTTTTTGCGCCCGTAGTTAAGGACGAATGCCTTGACCGCATTCTTTACGCCCTTCTCGTCCCTGCCCTTGACGGACATGGACACGCTGTGGACTCCGTCCTTTGTATCGACCCTTCTGTAATAGGTGACATTGTCGCGCATGGCTCCGGTATCAACATGCCCGGCGCGCATCAGGGCGCTCCGGGCCTCTTTCACAAATATCTCGGCGCCGGCATACAGAATCTTCTTGGTGTTCTCCTTGTCGTACAGGCCGTTGTCTTCGAGCTGGCGTATCAGCTCCGGCAAGGCGCTCTCTGAATACTGAAAACTAGCCATACAGCGGCCCCGCAGCTATGGCCATCAGGCTCGCCTGAGACTGGCGCTTGTCGTCTGAGTACTGCACGGCATCCAGCGTGGCGATCCAGCCGGCAGCCTCGAGCGCAGCCTTCACCTTTTTCATCAGCGGCACATAGCTCCCGCCGGTGAAGATGTCCACGGCATAGGCCACACCCGTCTCGGCCTCCACGCCTTCGGCGTATATCTGCCCGGTTTGCCCTATGCACTGGTATGTCACAAAGGCGTCCTCAGTCCCTCTGTACGGGACCGGAGACACAGGCGCTCCAATGTCCGCAAGGGCTTCAGCTATCGGTATCATGCTCTGCCTCCTCAACCGGGAACACAGTCTCCGACAGTCTGAGCGACAGCAGCTGCACGGGCAGCCCGTCGGAGTTCTCTTTGCGCTGGATCTGCACTATGCGATACTGGTTCCCATCGACCAGGCAAAACTGCTCGGCGCTTATCGGAGCCGGCCACATCTCGGCGGCAATGTCTACACGCTCACCGGCCTGCAGCGCGGCGTAATATCGCGTCACGCCGACGGTGGATTCACCAAAGTAATAGCTCCGACACGGACGCAGGCAGCGGGGCTCGGCCTCAGTATCAAGTGTGCAGACAGTCAGCACGCGGTCATAGATCATGCGCTGCCACCTGCCTGAGCGATTTTGCGGTCGTTGAGCTCGGCCCGGATCATGCGGGGCATGCCTGAGGGGTCAGGGCTTGCCCGCCGGCGATATATCCAGGCGGCATACATGGAGAGCAGCGCATCATCCTCAGGGGCGTCCGGATCCAGCCGGACGCCCTCTCTCGTTATCGCCGCATGAGCCATTGACAGGTAGTGGTCAAGCTGCACCTCCTGCTCGGGCGTGGGATGCAGCAGGCCGAGATCGGTCTGCAAAAGGATCCTCTGGTTTGCCGTAGGCGTCACTCGGCCCACCTCCTTTCTCTATCAAGCTCCGGCGGTGACGGTCGCAGTGCCGACCTTTATGGCCTTGCCATCGGAGCCGAGCTCAATGACGGTGATGATGGCTCCAGTCGCGGCCTCGACGGTCTTATTGCTGGGCAGGTCCGCCCACGACTTATCCGGCTCCATGCCGTTGGGCACGGTCACGGACTGGCCGCCGACTTTGTACATGAGCTTGGAACTCCCCGCATTGCCCGCTACGGCAACAGTCGTCTTGCCAGAATCGCCAGCCGAAGTCGTCACGATGAGGGTACCAATGTTGGTGTTGGCATGGTCAACACCGAAAGTTACAGACGTGGTCGGCGCCGTGTTGTTATAGTTCAGCAGCACAAACCCTTCGCCGCGTGCGGGCTTGCCGTCATACCTCTGCGTCGCTTTGAACACAGTGCAGTCCTGAATAAACAGCGGGATATCCGAGGACTCAATTTTGGCGCCGCTCCGCTCTGCGTATGTCATGAGGGAAAGATAGCCACCGGCTATGTCGTTATCCCGCATGAAATTAAGTTCAACAATTTGACCTCCAAGCACAGGCATGATATTCGACATACCTGTAGTCATGGCGGCGTTCATATTGTAGGCAACGCAACGGCTCAGAAGGTCTACATGGGTCTTGTGGTTCATGACCCAAACCGGATCACCTATTGCATAGTCAGGCGAGGCTATTCCAAGAGCCAAAATGAGCGTCTGGAAGAACTCTGTGCTGGTCTTACTGCCGATATCGAGTTTCAGCACGTTGGAAGCGGAAAGGTCGGTAAAGGCCCCCTGATTCTTTCCCCACCATGTAGGCTGGCTCTTGGCAGCGAGGCGGGTAATAAAGCCGACAGGCATTTTTTCACCCGTGCCGTAGACTATAGACTTGTCTACTCCGAGACCTATAGACTGACCCAGGACGTCAATGACATAGGCAAGAAGTTCAAGATCGTCGTCATCTTCCAGCGTCGAATTTGCGATGGCCACATAGCCTCCGACTTTGTAGCCATCCATCTCGAGCTGAGTAAACACGATGTCGAGTTCGTTGAGCGCGCCGACAGCCTCTGTCCATATCGCTTCTGGGACGGTTCCCGCCACATTCAGCCTGGAGGTGCCTTTTATTGGCCTGACAGTAATGAATTTGATGAGCTTGGAATAACGATCCACGTTATTCCTGAGGACTCCGAACAGGACATCCGGAATTCCAAGTTCGCCACCCTTGACAGAACGATTTGTGCCTTTAAGTTCGCGCAGATTAAGCACGAAAGTCCGCACATCCTCGCGGGCGAGCAGAGCCGAGCGCTGCTCGGGAGTCTCGCCCAAAACGCTCATTGCCCTTGTGTAGTTCCATATGTTCGGCATAGGATCCGCCACAGAATCACTCCTTTTCTGTATTCCAGCGCCGGGCTCGGCGCTTCTTGCGGCCTTACCGGCCGCTTCGATTTCTGCGATCTGCCTCTCCAGCTCGGCGATCTCGCCAGATATGCGGGCCTGCTCGCTCGCGTTGGTTTCCCGCGTCTGCTCGAATTCGCTTACAAGCGTTTCCACGACTTCGCGCTCCTCATCAGTCGCGGCCTCATTTATCGCCTGCTCAAGCTCCGCCTCGCGAGCCTCGAAGCTGGATGCGGCGGTACGCAGCTGCTCCAGCTCGGCCTGCAGGGGCTCGATCCTCTTGCGGAGAACGAGTACTTTAAGTGCCATTGTTACCTCCTAATCTTCGTCTCATTTCAGCGCGCCAAAGCTCCAGGCGGCGCCGGTTGATGGTCTCCAGGTCCCTGCGCCTGGCATCTATGCCAGTGTCCTCATACGCCGGGAACGTGCAGGGGCTTACCTCGTAGAGGGGGTTGACCTTTTCGATCTCCCAGCGGCATTTGCCGTCACCCAGCTCGATATACCGCTCAGATTCGATTTCAAAGCCAAACGAGCACTGGCTCACGTCTCCGCGCTTGACGCGGGCATAGAGGTCCATCGCCGCTCGGTCTTCCTGATTGATTGTGATGCGTCCCCACAGGCCTCTGGAGTCCTGTTTGAGGGTCAGAGTGCCGGCGCGGGTGCGGCCCAGGACGAGGTCTGTATTGTGGTTTACCAGCGCGCGCACGTCACCGGACACAGATTCGTCAAAAGCACCTGGCAGGATAACTTCCGATGCTCCCGGCCAAAACTCGTAGGGGCTATTGAAAACGGCAAAGTATCCCTCGATATAGAGCTCTCCGCCCTCCTCGCGCGTGGAATACTCGACCGGCAGGCAGCGGCGCTGCCTGTTAGTTCTATCTGCTCCGGGCATATCAGTCCTCCTCACTTTGCAGCTTTTTCTGATTGCCGATCATGCCGGCGGGGATATAGTTCTCCAGGATAACGCGCTCATCCAGTCCGGGCTCCGGCGGCAGATCGAGCCAGTCGCGGACCTCATTGCCCGTCATTATGCCGCGGACATACTGGTCGTCGCCGACCGAGGCCAGTGTCTTGAGGTCGTAGGCGTAAAGTCTGCGGGTATTGAACTTCCAGTACCAGCGCTCGGAGATCAGGAGCTTCTTTGTAAGCTCCTGTGCGATGCCGTTCGCTATCGGCTGGGCCGTCGTGCGGATAAAGTTGTTGTATGCCGCCTCGCTGTACTCCCCCACGCCGAGGAAATACGGCGGTACCCGTATTGCAGCCGCGACGCAGCGCTTGTCCATCTCCACGCTGGACGATATCGCAATGTCGGCCAGGGACAGCGGTTTGACCGTGACAACGTCCATGAGCTCTGCGGGGATCATCCAGGGCTCGCCGGCGCGCTGCGTCTGTATGTACTCATGCATCAGCTTCTCGCGGCCAGACGGATCTCTTAGTTCCTCGGAATTGGAGTCCACCTTGATGATCACGCTCGGCATCCACTTTGAGGACATAAAGGCGTTTGTGGTCGCCGCGGCCTGACGCAGATTCTTAAGCACCTCGCGCAGCTGCACGCGCGGGCCTCTGCCCCGCCACGGCGCAGCCGGATCCGGATGCAGCCGGAAGTGCAGCACATCATCAGGCGCAAACATCTGGCCGCGCCATTGGATGGAATAGCTCAGGCCGTTGTCCTGCGGCAGCGTCGTCGCGCCCGGCATGGGCAGCAGCTCCTCTATCCGACCGTTATGGGAATCGGGAAGAACGAAGGCGTTGCCGTCCCCGGATGTGAACATCGTTGTCACGATCCAGCTAACCCATGTCTGGCGTGTCCCCAGACTGTACGGGGTGATATCGATCATGCGCGACAGCTCGTTTTTGAGCCGCTTGTCGCCCTCGTCGGTGTTCTCCATAAGCCATATTGTGGCGTCGGATATGATATCGGCCACCATGCCGACGGCATTGGCAACGTCCGGCGAGTCGATGAGCCTCGAATATCCGGGTACAGTGAGGTCCGATTCTGTGTCGGCCAGCGTTATCCATCGCGGCACGGTCGACAGCGGGGCATCCCGCGAGCGCGGGACCGGCTTAACTCGCAATTAATCACCCTCCTTCTGAGCGCCGAACCAGCCGGCGCCTTTCTTTTTGGCTTCGAGATCTATGAGATAGGTGCAGGCTGCGAACACTGCGCAGTCGAACACGTCTATGCGCAGATTCGGAGCCAGCTTGTCGTAATACGTCACGTCATCAGCCTTGTCGACGCCGTGGACGTTCTGGACGCAGTATTCAAACGGCTCAGCGTGGCAGTAATACAGCGTGCCGGCCTTGGCAGAGTTCATGAGGTAGTGGAACCCCTCATTCTTGAGCAGCGCCGTCTGCGGCTGGTCACGGACGGTAAAGTGCGCCGCCTTCATGCCGATGTAATACTCGCGGCAGAATTTGCGGTCGTGTCCCACCCGGCGCACCTTGAAACCGCGCGTGCGCATGTCCGTGAACCACCGGACCACGTCAGCGTGATTTGTGACCTTGTCGTTTGTCATGTCCAGCCAGTGGTCGTCGAGCCAGCCGAACAGAGGTATCTGGTCCTGCTCTGCCTTTACGAGCGCAGCCGGACGCGGGAACCAGCAGTGAGGGACGATGATGTCCACGCCCTGGTAGTGGCCGAACAGGCACGCTGCGGTGAGGTCATGCAGCTTTGAGAGGTCGGCGCCGCCGTACCACTCGACCGGCAGCCTGGCAAGCTGGTCAAGCGTCCAGTCATACTTGGCGTCAGACGCCCGCCACTCCTCGATGTCGAAATACGCACGCAGCGACTGGATAAAGACATTGAGGCTCTTGGTCAGGAACTCCGGCCTCATCTGGGGATCCTCGCGGGCAAGCTGCGCGTCGGCGATCATGTCCGCCGGGCGGATGCTCGCGCCCCAGCCTGGATTACAGGCCTGCATGACAGCAGGGTCATCATAGTCGACTTCGCCGTTCGCGCCCTGCTCGGCCGCGGCTATGAATACGAAGGTGCGGTCAGCTATGTCCCCGGTCACGGTGCCGTCGAGGATCTTCCGGCAGAAGTCAACGCGCTGCGCACAGAAGCCGAGCTCCAGAGAGCCGGCAGTCGAGATGCCGATAACGAGCTTGTTGGAGTACGCTTTGGTCGCGTCCTTGAGCACCTGGTACTGCTTGGCGCTCTTGTAGGTATGCATCTCGTCGGCAATGATGACGTTGGCGTTGAACGAGTCCTGACGGTCGGGCGACGTAGCCAGGGCATTGATAGAGATATACCCGTCTCCGACATCGCCCGATATGCTGTGCTCATTGTTGCTGCCTATGATCCGCAGCCCGTTGTCGGGATCCTCGTCTACGGATATGCCGAGACGCTTCACGTTGAATTTGAGGAAGTCAAAGCCCTCCAGGGCCTGCTTCAGCGCGCCGCCGACCTCATACACCTTTGAGCCCGACATCCGGTAATAGAGGGCAAAGGCCCAGGCCAGCGCCGCTGCGAAGGTGGTCTTGACGTTCTTGCGTGGAACAAATATCAGAGCCTCAACATATCGCCGTAGTTGTGTACCCGGCTGATAAAAGCCCATGATGTTGTAAACGCAGAACTTGTGATACGGCAGCAGCTCGAAAGGGCGTCCGCGCATGGGCAAGCCCTCGAGGTCCTCGCCCTGCTGGTGGCAGATTGTCGTCTCGATGAGCGCGATTATCAGGTTCGCCGCATCCGCCCGGAAGTCCCAGCGCCCCGTGTCCAAATCGGACACATATCTGGCGCAGGCCTGGCGGATCTCGGTGAAGGCGGGAACGTCGCCGGACAGGACGCCCTCAACATAGGCGTCGACGGCGGCCTGGTAGTCCGCCGCTTTGGCAATGGCCGTTTCCTTGGCCGTATCCAGCAGCGCCTCAATCGGGCTTCCCGACGAGGCATTTGCTTCAACGGCGCTTCGGGCCTTTTTCAGCCCGGCGGGTGTCAGACCCAGCTGGGTGCGCAGTGCCAGGGCATCCGCACGCAGCTTCTCGACGGCCGACCAGTACGGGTCTTTCGCCATGTACTCAGCTCCGGCCTTGTTGGTCATGCGGGCCACCATCTGGCCGCCCTGCTTGCGCCATTCCTTTTCCGCTCGGGAGAGCTGGCGTTCAGTCTTGGCCAGGACCTTGATGGTCGGCTCGTATATCTCGTTGTAGGTGTCCACGGCGCGCATTGCGTCGCGGATTATGTCCTCTCTGGCCAATTCACCGCCTCCGGCTCATTCGCGCGGGCGCGTCGTTCACGGGCGCAGTCCGCGCGCGAGTTCTTGTTTCCGTTTCTCCTGAACGCCGAATTTTACCCCCCTCAAATTTTTTGTCCGCTGTCGGAAAAGGGGACGCTGCCAGTGATCAAGGGCAAAGATTTTCAGTCTCAGGGGGTGGGGGGGATAGTCCGGCGGCGCCATGACTCGCCGAGCGCCGAGAGGCTGCCGTCGTCGTTGTGCATCGCGCGGTGCGCCTCAGCCGACAAGCTCAGGAGGTTCCAGTCAGCCCAGGCATATTCTGGCCAATCCTCGGCCGGCCAGATGTGGTGAACGACAGTCGCCTCAACGTTGCGCCCATAGCGCCGCGCCTCGCGGCAGCGGTACCCGTCACGGCGCAGGATGCGCGGTCTGACATAGGCACGCCATCGTCGGCTCTCGTATCCGTCCCACATTCAGCACACCTCCCGGCGGCAAACAAAAAAGCGCCTGCCTCCGACACATAGTCGAAGTCAGGCACTGGCACTTTGGCACTGGCACTCGCCGTCTGAAATTGTCACGAGAAGCCGGAGCTTACACTTGCGGCACCATACCGGCAACTGCACCGCTCGGGTATCCGGCAGGATAACCTGGTCTGTGCGGCTGCCGCATATCGGGCAGACGATCCGGCCTTCTCGCACCTCCAGTTTACCCAGCGCACCTAAATGTGTCAAGCGTTTTCGTGTACCTTCCGTCATTTTCTCGTACCTCCCGCCTAAAGATATACACAACCCCAAGTCAGAAAAAATAATAGCTATTCGATTTTTCGGCGTCTGCGAGCAGGCTCTGGCCTCGGCTCGGGCAACAGATACGATATATATGTGTAGCAGCCGTATCCATTCTGCCGCTCGTCTCGGTCCAGGATCACAGCTCCCGGCGGCGCTGTGATAGTCACATTGTCGTCGACCAGCTGCGACTCCCGCACAGGCTTGGCAAGGTTTCGGGATCCGACATAGCCTTTGTCACCGACCGCAATTACCTTTGAATCAGCGTCCGGGTTGCGCTCTCGTACCATGTACTGCGCGATCTCCATGAAGTCATCGCGGCCGTAGTGCTCGCTGTCCGAGAGCTGGGAGATCTCTATGTTATCGCCCCACTCCCACAGTGAGCGAATTAGTTCGTAGTCTGCTCTGCTGGACTCAGCATTGATGATCATGTGAAAATGATACCGCCTGGAGCCGTCGTCCTGGAGCTCATGTATCGCATAAACATAGCGCAGCTCCTCCCCATCCGCACGCCGCCGAGCCCGCAGCCGGTCCATGAATCGGGCCATGATCTTCTTGCAGGCCTTGCGGTTCGGAGGCAGGTGAGCGTCATCAAAGCCGAGGGTGATCCACAGGTCATGTCTTTTGAAATTGGCACAGAGCAGCAGCTGCAGCTGCTTCCACATCGCTTTGAAGTTCAGCTTCTGTCTGGCCGCGCTGCTGCACTTGGCTTTCTCCGCACGCTCTCTTGGAGAGTCCGCCGCCATGGCCTGGGTATAGCATACGCCGTACACGAGCTGCCCGGCTGTCACCGTGATAAGGCGTTTAGTCTTTGCTATGGCGGCCGCCCCCCTTTACGCGCGAAGGCGAGGCCGCAGCCTCGCCTTCCCTTTTCTGTTGTTCCAGAGGCTGACGGAACGAGCAGCCTTCCGGCCCGGCCGACCCCCTGGCTATACACCAAGGGTGGTTGAGTATATCGCACACGGCGCTCCCGCCCGGCAAACGTTGAAATGATTTGCAGTCGACGCTCCGCCCATCGGCGTCAGTCGCGAGTCGAAACTTTATCCTTGGCACCAGCCTTCCTCCTATCTTCAGCAGATTTTCGAGTTCGCACCCGATATGAGTATCCATTCCGAGACCGCCCGCAGCAGGCGCAGCGGACTTTGCTCAGAGGTTTATCCGCGTCGAGCTCGGTCACTTCCTCGAACTTTGGGCTGCAGGTCACGCACAGCGTGATATGTCGCTCAGCCATCACAAGGCAATCTCCCTTTCCAATTTGCTGACGTTCGGTATGTAATGATTATTGCCATCACCGCCGCCGCAGCTCCGGCATAGCCCGTCCATGAGCGTATGCGCATGTACCCGCAAAGCGGCACATCGAGCCAGCAGCATGCGATCCAGCTGATGAGCTCAAACCACATCGCCCAGAACAGACGGTCAATTTGTTTTTCAGATAGTTTCATCATTCACGCCCACACCATTCTGGCAGGTTTGCGCGCACGAGGGCCTCTGCGAAGGGCGGCGGCACGGCGTTGCCGCAGCGGGCGATCTGCTTAGACTTCGGATAATCCCGCCCGGTGTAGTCCCGGTCGATGATGTAGTCGTCCGGGAAGCCGTTGGCACGATACAGCTCCCTCGGTATCAGCATACGCAGGCCAATATCGGCTATGAAATACCACGCGCCGCCAAGCTCAAGCAGCAGCACCTCGTCATCCGCCAGCGCGTACCCGCAGTAAATATTGAGCAGTCCGCGGATCTTCGGCCAGTTGTGCAGCTCTGCGCCCGGCTCCGCTTTCCGCACCTCTGTAGTGACCACGCCATGATGACCTCCGCCCGCGGTGATGGTCTGCACCGGCTCGGAGGCCGCGCCGCCAAGGTTCGTGCCTTTCATCTTGACCAGGCTTGCAAGCGTCAGGCCTGCGCGGTCTCGCGCTGTAACAGTGCGCAGAGGGGCCGTCACGTCCTGCCCATGGCGCTCAGCGCCGTAATATGCAGTCAGCGATGCCGCCGCCAGCCCATAACGGTTGGCGGCGTCTATTGTCATCAGTGGCTCTGTCACGTTCTGCCCCCGGACATGCTCGTGCCGCTCCGTGTGATACTGGATGATGTAAGGCTGGCAAACTCCGTGCTTGCCTGCGCCCATCGCTGTTGGCAGTGGCCTACCCATGTCATGCACGCGCGGCAGCTGTCCCGGTGCCTCTCCGTACCCCACTGGAACAATAAACGGTGCCGACAACCTAATCACAAACTTGTCCACGCCGCGGATGACACGCCGCATGGTGTTTGGGCTGAGTGGCCGCTGTGCGGTGAGGCCGTACTTATCACGCACTCCCTTCCGCGTGTCAAAGATGGACGGGCACGGCAGCGACCAGTCGATGATTTCCGCCGCGCTCCTCCACGGTTTTCTCAGCCCCGCCTTCGCCTCCGGGCTGTCAGCTGGCGCGTGAGTAGGCTCCGGCCACACGATGGGCCGCCCATCGCAGCGGGCAATGAGGAAAAACCTCTTGCGCGTGGTTGGCGCGCCATAGTCCGCGGCTACCAGCTCGCGCCACTCGACGTCATACCCCAAGTCCCGGAGCTGCTCCAGCCACTTTGTGAATGTCTGACCGGCCTTTGATTTTACCGGGCGTCCACGACGCACCGGTCCCCAGGTCTGGAACTCCTCCACGTTCTCCAGGATGATCACCCGCGGCCGCACCGTTCCCGCCCA